GCAACATATGATATGTTTAGTCAATACCAAGAACTTGTAGGACGTATGTTTGGATCATTTATAGAATTCAAATGGAATACTACAACCAAAAAGTTAACACTACTACAACGTCCAAGAGCAGAAGAAGACCTACTGCTATACTGTTACAACTATCGTCCAGACGAGCAATTACTAGACGACTATCTTACAAAGCAATGGATCAAAGATTATACACTTGCTAGTTGTAAGTTTATGCTAGGCGAAGCAAGAAGCAAGTTTGCTACTATTTCAGGTCCGCAAGGTGGATCAACTCTAAACGGTGATGCCCTAAAAGCAGAAGCACAAGCCGAAATGGAAAAACTTGAGCAAGAAGTTAGTCAAGCAGTTGCTGGCGGCACAGGCTACGGCTTCACTATTGGCTAATGTTAACGCTATAATCTAAGTCTATTGTAAATACAGTATGACATATTTTGAACGCAAAGAAGCAAATCGTTTTTACTGGATGGTCAAAGGTCAACTTATCCCCGACAGCTGGAGTGATAAAGATATCATGTCTACTTACGAATCATATTTCCGTAGACTATGGGGTAATCACGAAAGAGCTCAATATGCTGAGTTAGGGTTTGAAGCAGCCTGGGCCCGACGCCAAGCAAAAAAACGGTTGACAATAACATAATAATCTTTTATAATATATAGATATTATACGGAGATTAATTAATGCTACCTAAACTTTTGGTTGTTGGTCACGGCCGTCACGGCAAAGATACTGTATGCGAGATGTTAGAAGCATACGGATACACATTTCAATCTAGTTCTAAATTTTGTAGTGAATTGTTTATATTTAACGACCTAAAAGACAAGTACGGTTATGCTAACGAAGAAGAATGTTACGCAGATCGACATAATCATCGTGAAGAATGGTATAACATGATACACGATTATTGTAAAGATGATCTAGCACGTCTTGGACGTAATCTATTTGCAAAAAACAAGATTTATTGCGGACTACGAAATAAGCGTGAATTCTTTGCAATGCAAAACGAAGAAATTTTTGATTATGCAATTTGGGTAGATCGTTGTGATCATTTACCTACAGAAGACCCTGGCTCAATGACTATTGAACAATGGATGTGTGATTACACTATTGACAATAACGGCGATTTAAAAAGACTAAGACGCAATGTTGATACACTCATACGTACTATCTTTAGAAATCAGGGATTAGGTCACCTTGCTTCCAGCGCACCCCGTCTTTCTGCATAATTCTTTGACAGTTAGCACATATTGTTTTTAAGTTACTAGGACGACAGTTTTCTAAATTGCCGTCAACATGAAACACATTAAATTGTTCAGGGTACTTTGATTTGAATCCACACTTTTCACAAGTAGATCCTTTTTTATATCCTGCTCGTTTCCATTTAGGAATGCCGTGACCGATTCCATTGCGTAAACAAGTTTCACAGAGCTTACGATAGTAAGTTCTGTTTCCTTTTTTATAATTAATAGCAGCAGGTCTTTGTCCGCATTTGCATAAAGGTCTCATACTGTATTTAGCTCACCTTTTTGGTCCCTTTTTCTATGGTATAACTGCTATATTTTCTGATCCAAGTGCTAAATACAAGTAATAAATTGACCCAATCCATAGGAGAAATATAATGGCATTAACATCACCAGGTGTACAGGTTAGCGTAGTAAATGAGAGTTTTTATACTCCAGCTGAACCAGGTACAGTTCCAGTAATTTTCTGTGCATCGGCACAGGATAAAACAAATGCTTCGGGTACAGGTACAGCGCAAGGTACACTAGCTCAAAATGCTGGTAAGCCGTTCTTGATGACATCACAGCGTGACCTAGCTGAAACATTTGGCGATCCAACTTTCCAAGTTGACGCAAGCAACAACGCAATTCACGGAAGTGAAATTAACGAATACGGACTACAAGCAGCATACTCGTTCTTAGGTGTAAGCAACAGAGCATGGATTGTTAGAGCTCCAATTGACACTTCACAACTAGAGCCAACATCAATTGTTCCAACTGCTGATCCAGCAGCCGGCACTTATTGGCTAGACACAACTACAACACTTTGGGGTATCCAAGAATGGAATAACGCAGATGTTACAGTAACAGGCGGACAAACATTCACTAATAAAATTCCATTAGTGTTAACAAGTGCAAGTCAAGTTACTGGCACTGAAAATGCTCCAGGAGCACCACTAGCATCAATTGGACAAATTGGAGACTACGCTGTAGTTGCTGTTAATAAATTAGTTACTGTATGGTACAGAGCTGCTGACGGAGATTGGGTAGAAGTAGGCAGCGACGACTGGAGAGACAGTTGGCCAGCAGTTAGAGGTTCAACAGCAAATCCATCAGTTAGTGCTTCAACATTTACACTAAATGATACAACAGTAACACTAAGCAACGGTAATACTCTTGCAGAGATTGTTAGTAACATTAACGGCTTAGGCATCGGCGGTGTACGTGCAGCAGCAGTTGACAACAGATTAGCAATTTACAGCGATGGTACTACAAGCGGTGCTGATAGCACATTAGCAGGTCCTGTTGTAATTGCAGCAGGTGCAGGAAACGATACTTCAGCACTAACTGCACTAGGACTAACAGCTGGTACTTATTATCCACCAGCATTACAAATTAGCAAGCACACACAGATTCCGGATAGCTTTAAAAAAGCTTCAGGTGTTACTGGTAGACCAACTGGATCTGTATGGTTAAAAACAACTGAACCAAATTTAGGTGCACGTTGGAGAGTGAAACTTTTTAACTCTGAGACTAGACTATTTGATTCAATTGAAGCACCAATGTTTGCTTCTGCACAAGATTCAATCCTAGAATTAGATAGAACAGGCGGCGGCGAAAATCTACAAATTGGCGATTTGTTTATTCTAACAAACGTTGCGGGCGATACACTTCCAATGTCTTCGTTCAAAGTATTTAGACGTGGTGCTATAGGTTCTACAGTAATTAAAACTGGTATTATTGAAGATAGTAGTTTTGTAGCAGGCACATATAACATGTACATTCAGTCAACAGCCCCAGGCGATGCTGACTTTAGTAACTTTAATTCAAGTATTGTTAGTGTTACAATGACTGGTTCAGAAGATGCAGCAGCACAAGCTATTGCTTGGGCAACTGCAATTACAAGTGCAGGCATACCAAATGTAAGCGCAGAAGTAGATGCTGAAAACAGAATTGTTATTAAACACAGCAAAGGCGGCGAAATGAAAATTACAGACGGAAGTGGATCATTTGCTTCTCTTGTAAGATTAGGAATTTCACCTTATGTAGATGCTAACTCTGGTACACAATTTGTGTCATATGAGCCAGGAACAGATAGCGGAACACAGCCACAAGTTTATAGAGCAAGTAACTGGCAGGCACTAAACTATACTGCAAGTGCTACTGCTCCAACAGCAACAGCAGCAGATGGTCAACTTTGGTATAACTCAATTATTGATCAAATTGATATCATGATACATAATGGTACTACTTGGGTAGGTTATCAATATGATGGTAGCGACAGTATTAACTTTGGTGACGCTGCTCCTTACTACTCAGCTGTTGCGTCAGAAAAGACTGATCCAAATGGTCCAATTATTGCAGCATCACAGCCATCTAAACAATCAGATGGAACTGAACTAGCAAATGGCGATTTATGGATTGACAGCTCAGACTTAGAAAACTATCCAATGATTTATCGTTATAGAAAAGCAACTGATGCTTGGGAATTATTAGATAAGTCAGACGGTACAACAGAAAATGGTGTAATATTTGCTGATGCACGTTATGGAACAAGTGGTCCAAGCGGAAACACAGCAGCATCGATTAAAGATCTATTATCAAACAATTACTTAGATCCAGATGCTCCAGATCCAGCACTATATCCAAAAGGTATGTTGTTAGTTAACACACGCAGAAGCGGATTCAATGTTAAAAAGTTTGTTAAAAACTACATTAACACTGCTGAGAAAAACTTACGTCACAAAGAAGAAGACATGAGTAATGTTAACGGCGAACCATACAACAAGGATCGTTGGGTCACTGAATCAGGAAACCAAGCAGACGGATCAGGTAGCTTCGGACGCAAAGCACAGCGTAAAGTTATTGTACAGGCTCTACAAGCAGTTGTTAATAATAATGACGAAATTAGAGACGATGAAGCACGTATCTTTAACTTGATTGCTTGCCCAGGTTATCCAGAACTAATTGGCGAAATGATCAACCTAAACTTTGACAGAGGATTAACTGGATTTGTTGTAGGTGATGCACCAATGAGATTGAAGCCAGATGCAACATCATTGAATGAATGGGCAACTAATGCTAAGTTAGCACCTGAAGATAACGATGACGGACTAGTAAGCAGAGATGATTACTTAGGAATCTTTTATCCATCAGGATTCACAAGCGACAACTTTGGTAATAATATTGTTGTTCCACCAAGTCATATGATGCTACGTACAATGGCACTAAGTGATCAAGTTAGCTATCCATGGTTTGCACCAGCAG